TCAATTCCCAGCACTATCGCAGCAGCAGCCCGGTGTCGGCCATCGTGACTGTCCACGATGAAGCGCCGCTTCAGCATATTATATTGCTGCTCCGGCCGATAGGACGGCTCCACGTCGCCACGATCTCCGGTTAAAATTTTAGGCGACTGTTCCTTCACCCACAGATTAAGCACGCCGACCCCGTCCGCCTTAAGCCATCCGATTATATCAGTTATGCAGTCTATATCCTGCTTAAAGAGACCTGAAGATAGGCCTTCTCCCACTCCTATTTTAGGGCAGAGTTTCAGGTAGTCGGTCGGCTGCATTAATAGACAAAAATCCCTGCCTAGTTTGCCGTGCTTCAGCTGCTCGGTTTCCGGTAGGTTCTCATTCTGGTTTACACTGAAGGCCGGAGCTTGGAAGGCCGGAGATTTAGGGGCTTCGCTGGTTGGAGCCGGAGTCTTAGTCATACAAGCCTACAGTAGCGTAGGCTACTTAAGTTTTTCACGCTTAGGGGGGTGCCAGCAAGCCCACCACACCCCGCCGCGCAGTCCGCCGCCCCCCGCCGCGCGGGCAGGGGCTATATTCTCTTTATGGATAAAAGTTATAAGGGGCATCAGTATATCAGCATATATCGGCGCTCCCTAGTATCCTTTCCCACCTACATAGGTGAGTGAAGTCGGGAGTTGAAATTTCAAAGTCGTTTTTAATAGATAACGCCGGCATCTTTAAATAGTTCCAAATATATGTAAATGGTAATATGAAGCACCACAAAGAGGAGCACGGTTTACGAAAGTATGCGTCTATAAATGCACTTACAACCAAGAATCCTCTTGCCCTGGTAGAAAAAATTCGACAGGTTCCCATAGATTACGAACGTTATCGATTCTTCTTAGAAGAGTTACAGAGCGACCCTGGGTTAAACCTCAGTATCATAGAAACGTCTCGAGTTGCAGCTGTATTGATGCAACTGGAGAAATATGATGAATGGTCGTACGATAAGTCAGTGGAAGAGCTAGCTCAGTTTGAAACTACGAACGATCGTCTACGTAAGATGAATGAGTATGTATTGAATTATTTACTACGTTCGAAGAAAGGAGATATGATCTCGGACTCCGTAGGGGCAGCCAAACAGGTTTTATTGGAACTGAAAGGGGAAGATGGAGAAGTTAAACTTGAGTGGAAACGAGAAGAAGAACCACTCGATATTCAATATAAGGAGGTAGACAATGAACAACACAACAAGCAACGCGACAAGCAACTTGACTAGTGATGCAGATAGTCTCATCGATACTATAACGGGAAGTCAGGAACTGATTTTACTCGCAATTGTAGCCCTAGCAATGGGCGCAGTGGCGTGGTTATACGTTCCTCAATTCCGATTCTTTGCAATGAAGTTAATCGGCAAGTATGATGATGAGATTCTCGAACTTTACGAAAAGAATTTGACTCCTTTGATGCGTGAAAAGCTGAATGAAGCAGCTGAGAAGCACGTCAAGGACGAGATTCTAAAACAGGTTATCCTGACAACGTTCGACCACACGGAAGACAAGGCACAGGGAACCGTAAAGAAACTAATTAGGGACCTATCAAAGGAAGCAAAAAAGTAGAATGTTCGAGTTGAGCGAACTTCTGCTCGACGCGAAAAAGACGGTTGAGGATGAATCGTACACAGAACAGAGATTCAACCACAATTATGGGATCTTCCAGAGATTGGTAGACGTTGCAGAGAGAGCCGACTCAGACCTGCACTTTCACGAGCTGGTCCTGGAAGATTTCGACCTTTTTTGTGTAACGTACGTACGCCTGGACAACAGGAAACCGATGTTTCCAAGTCCCTGGCAGACCGAGGCTGCGGATACGTTCGAAAAAAGGGACATTAATCTATTCATTGAGCCGCGTAAGATCGGAAAAAGCGCGCTCCTGAGTGCCTATGTGCTATGGAAGATGTGCAAGGACGAGTCCACCAGGGCTGTAATCTTCGCACCTACGCAGGATCAGCTCTTCATTATGGAGGACATCTGGAAGGCGCTCAAACGTTGCCCTTACCTGATGCAAGAATATGTACAACTTAGTGCTCCGATTGGTAGCCGTGGGACATACGGCAAGGAATATATCCGCTTTGCGAGAAATGAGTCAGAAGTTGTGGCTTCGAACCTGGCCCAGAGCCAGAAAGCAGATACCAAACGTGGTAATAAAGGCAGCCTTTTTATTGTTGACGAGATTGAGCTTGTAACTAAAGAAGTTCGGATTACTGTCATTGATGATATGATGGCGGATGCGTACTCAAAAAAGAAGATGATAATGGTTGGGACCCCAAAAGTCATCGCAAATCCTGAATTAGAGCTGGAATGGGAAGCATATCTGGAAGAACCCGAAACCTATGGTGTTCACCACATAAATATCTGGGAAGCAATCGAGCAGGGATGTATTACACGTGCCTATGCACAGAATCGCTTTAAACGGCTCCACATTCCCTGTCAGTGGGTATTAAAGACGGGTGTATGTGCGTTACACAGCTATGATGAGGAAGCTGAGATAGATGGCTGGAAATGCAACAAGTGTTGTCTGCTGAATGAGGATTTTGTGGCCGAAAATATGGGAGAATTCCCCAAGGCGGCCGGAAAATTCTTCCCGAAACTCTTTTTGAATGCCTGTCTTGACGGGGAATATCCGCTTGAAATCAATCCTCAGCCGGGAATAAAATATGTTATGGGAATAGATTACGGGCTTCTTTTAAATCCGACCCAGATAACTGTCTTTTCTGTTGCTCACGGGGTGGCAAGGCTGGTATTTTGGGAACAAATATCCCCCGCACCGCCCGATTTGGGCACCAGGGACTACGATCCCATCATAAATCGCATAAAAGAGATATCTTCCAAGTATAAAGGACAGATATACCGCATATTTCCCGATGCGACGGCTGCAGGCATCCAGATTACGGCCCAATTGTGCAAGGGACACAATGCAATCCCAAGAAGCAGGATATATTCGAATGAAACTGCCGCAAAGAAGGAAGTTCTGGGCGTGTGGCTGACAGGACCGTATAAACACGATATGCTGCAGAATTACAGGCAGATTATTATGGATGGCAGGCTAAAACTGCCGGGAACTGAGCCATTCTGGACAAAATTCAGGATGGAACACGAGCACGTGCAAGTGCAAAAGGTCCAGGGCACCGCAAACTATTTAAAGTTCAAAGAGCCTGTAGGTGGTACGATCGATCTTATGGACAGTATGGCGCTCGGTTGCCTGGCTCTATCCAGGAAAATGGTGCAGCCACTACTGGAATTTAAGGCGTGGGGAGTGCAAGGATGAAGAAGCATATAAAGCGGTACGGGAATCTTGAGAATGACTGCATTGCTATTCTCGCTTGGTGCTATAACAACCAAACTGAGTACCAGAGCTACCGAATATTCGAGGAAGATCTAGGTATTCCCCTGGGAACACTGCACCGAATCATCAAGGGATTTCAATATTTCGGAGATGGACACTGGGCACTAGAAACATATGCAAAAAAGTACGGATATGACGTTAGATACGTAGGAAAGGAAGGAATGATCCTGTGGGTCGACAAACGCAGGCCGTACTTGGAGCGGGAGATTTTGGTAAATGAGGATGGAACACCGTTCCAGATTTAAGTATTGGAGCGTCTATGGCTGATAAGGACGTAAAATCTTTTTTTGGGGGCTGGTTCTCCGATCGAAGTAAAGCGCTTACTGCAGATGAGGACTTTGATGTCTATCAGACTAAGTCGAAGGACTATCGAAATGTTGAAGAGTTCAAATTTTACGACGATAGACTAATCGAATATCAGGAGAATGAATGGTTCTCCTTTTTAGTAGATTATCTCGTCGGTGAACTTTTCACAGATTTCTATTTTGTGGGAGATGGCGCGGATACTGTGAGATCCTTCTTCCGTACGGTCGATCCTCTTGCCTATGATGAAATTGAGTTAATGGGGCTCAATGTGGTTCGAGAAGGCACCGGTGCATTGAAAAAGTACTGGGTCGACGGCGAACTTCGTCAAATAAAGGCAATGAACGGTCGCCTTATCCGTCTAAATGACATAGATGCTCCCACTGCCGTACGGGGCAGGGCATCTGCAAGTCAGCCATCGTCACTAAGTGTGAATGAACGGGAAGATACCCGGTTACTCGAAGTGACCGTTGAATCGGACGACAGGTTTATGGTAAGACTACCAACCT